CTCATCAACCAACAATACCCAAATCAGTACAGGGAACCATCATAGTGGAACTGACTAAACCGTGGAGTTACTCAGCGTTGACCGCGTTTGAGACCTGCCCCAAGCGTTACCAGTTGACGCGGGTAACCAAGGAGGTCGTCGAAAGACCTAGCGAAGCCATGCGATGGGGTAACAAAGTTCACAAAGCACTGGAGATGTTCGCCAAGACCGAGCAACCTCTACCACCCGAAATGAAAGAGTACGGACGGTACGTTACGAAGATACTGTCGTACGAAGGTAAGCGCGTAATAGAAGAACGTGTTGCGCTTACTAAATCCTTTCTGCCTACTACTTGGATGGCCAAAAACGTTTGGGTGCGAGGGATCATCGACATAGGTGTAGTTGGCTCTGACACGGCATATTTACTAGACTGGAAAACAGGCAAGCACCGACCCGACAACGATCAACTAAAGCTCTTTGCTGCGTTGGCATTTGCTAAGTACCCGTGGGTTAATAAAGTAGTAACCGGATTTATATTTCTTAAAGCTGAGAAGTTCGAGAAAGAAAAGTTTACTCGCAGCCAACTCCCCGAAATATGGAGCGAGTTTATGCCACGGCTATCGCGCTTAGCTACCGCTACTGCCGACGACAAGTGGTTACCCAAGCCATCGGGGCTTTGCAAAAATTGGTGCCCTGTTGGTAGCTCCCTATGCGAACACTGCGGGGTATAAATAGATGGCGATGACACCCGAGGGCAAAGTTAAAAAGCAGGTCAAAGAATACCTCAAGGGGATCGGGGCGTGGTACTACATGCCTGTGTCCAATGGTATGGGCCGCGTTGGCTGCCCAGACATACTGGTCTGCTACAACGGTTTATTCATGGCGTTCGAGACCAAGGCCCCCGGTAAAATCAAGAACGTCACCGCCAACCAAGAACGTGAAATTAACGACATAAGAAGTGCTTATGGGTTAGCACTTGTTGTCGACGACGTTGAGCAAGTGAAGGAGGCTATCGAAAATGTATGACCAACGCACCGTAGGCTTAACAATGGCGAAGGAGCACTTACAGATGCGCCAAATGATCGAGAGCCTGCTCTTCGGTGGAATAACCCCCGCCGCGTTCGCAAAGAAGTACAAAGATTTCAAATGTGACCCGTCAGTCGAAGTTTACGTTGGCGATATTATCGAAAACGAAGGTTTTAAGCGGCATAGCGAGAAGGAGGCTATACATGGTAAAGTCAACTAAGCAGGAATTAGCGACTAAGGCTGCGTACAACAAGAAGCCTAGTGTTCAAAAGAAACGCGTGGCGAACAACAAAGCACGCCGCGAAGGCATTAAATCAGGCCGCGTCAAGAAGGGTGACGGTAAGCACATCGACCACACGGTGCCACTCGACGCTGGCGGTAGCACTGCCAAGTCAAACACTCGTGTAGTGAGCGCCGCAGCTAACCAAGGCTGGCGTGGTAAGAACCCCGGCATGTACACAAAGGGTAGCAAATGAACAGTAAAAAACAAACACTGCTCGACGGCACTAGGCTATACAGTGTTGTAGACTTAACCGAAGGGAGAGAAAGCGTGTTACCTATTAGCAGAGCAACCCTTTTTCGGATGGTGCAGCGCGGCGACTTCCCCCCCGGGATACGGCTGGGAAGTTTTAGGTATTGGACAGAACCCGTCGTTAAAGATTGGGTCGCCCAGTTTTGCGGCTATACCGATAAAAGTTCGGCGCGTACTTCCAATAGGACTTTGTGGCTTGAAGCTTTTGAAGCCCGGGTTAACGAGGTGGCTGAAGCAAAAGCTAGTGGATGAGTAATTACCTGTACACAGCCCTCGGGTTAATAGTATTTTATGTTGGGCTAAAAATGTTTAGCGGCGGCATGAAAGCGATGGGCAATATTGACCACCTGTCATGGTTTTTGAGCAACCCGTATTACATGTTCTTTGGGTCAATCGTTATGACGCTAGCGTGGCAGTCAAGCAGTTTGAGTACGACCGCGATTATTGCGTTGGTTGCATCCGGTGTGCTACCTTTACCCGCTGCCGTCGCAGCCGTCCTTGGAGCAAATATTGGGACAACAGGTACGATTTGGCTAGCCGGTTTTCTTGTCAGCGATGGTATGCCTAAGGGAGACACGCTGCGCATCGCAGTCATTCACACGGGCGCAAACTTGTTGATGGCAGCAGGACTACTGCCGTTTGTACACCATATTGCAAAGGCTATTGGGAGGATATGATGAGTAATTACAGCCTAAAAGGGCCAGACGGAATTCTTCGAAAGGAAGTTTTAGGTTCAGACGGTCGGTTTCACCTAAAAGCACAAGGCAGAGACGGTATATGGCGAGAAGTGGGGCGGGAGCCAAGGGACCGGGAGCCAAGGGACTACAACATTGGGCACGCTGATTACTCCAAGCGGCGCATTCAGCCGTGGGATATATGGCTGGAGTATCAGTTAAACCCTTGGGACGCTGACATCATTAAGCGCGTCCTTAGAGATAAAGGTGAGCGTGTTCTGGACTACGAGAAGATAAAACATGTATGCGACGAACGCATAAGACAATTAGTCGAGGAGGCAATGAATGATAGTTCACTCGGGGAAGAAAGCGCTAATAATCCGGACAAGAAACCCTGATCAGCTGTTGAACGCAATGCCTAGTGCCAAACCTCTGACGGTAAAAGGCGTTCCTTTTGTAGCAGTCCCTCACCGAACAGCTGAAACAATTTTACTTCGTAGCCTAGGCTTCGATGCTCCAGCGCCAATCCGCACGTACTACGACTGGCCGGGGCGGTTTAAACCTTTCCACGCGCAGAAAGAAGCCGCCGCGTTTCTGTCTATGCACAAGCGGGCGTTTAACCTTAGCGAACTCGGCACCGGTAAGTCACTGGCGTCGCTGTGGGCGTACGACTATCTGCGCAGCGTTGGACAACTGAATAAGGTTCTGGTCATTTCGCCGTTGTCTACGTTGGAGCGGACGTGGGCCGACGAGATATTTAATCACTTCCCGCACCTTACGTTTGGCGTGCTGCACGGCACAAAGAAGCGACGTCTAGCCCTGTTGAACGAAGACTTCGACGTCTACATAATTAACCACGACGGCGTCGGTATCATAGAGCCCCATATAAAGACGCGCACTGACATTGATTTGGTGATCGTAGACGAGATAGCACAATGCGCACGTAATGCAGGAACCACTAAGTGGAAAGTTATTAACACCGTAGTCAACCGCCACAAAGTCCCACGCTCATGCTGGGGTATGTCGGGCACTCCAACACCTAATGCACCGACCGACGCATGGGCTCAGTGTCGATTGCTCGTTCCCGGCTCCGTCCCCCCGTACTTTAACAGATTCAAGAGCGAAGTAATGCGGCAGGTTAACCAGTTTAGTTGGCTACCTAAGGCCAACGCAACCGAAGTTGTTCGTAAGATCATGCAGCCTGCTGTCAGGTTTACACGAGACGAGTGTCTAGACCTACCGCCGATCCTGTTCGAGACACGGGCAGTGCCGCTAACCAAAGAGCAAAGCAAAGCTTACAAAGAGATGCTGACAAAGCTGCGTACCCAAGCAGACAATGGGGAGATCACCGCAGTCAACGAAGCGGTCAAGATGGGTAAGCTAGTGCAGATAGCCTGCGGTGTGGTGTACGCCGACGACCGTAGCGAAGTAACCATCCCGTCTACGCCACGCGTGGACGAAACCAAAGCGATAGTACAAGCCGCTGAAGGCAAGGTCATTGTGTTCGTGCCCTACGTATCCAGTGTTAAGATGCTGGCCGCTGAGCTCAGCAAAGACTTTGCCGTAGAAATAATCCACGGGGGAGTGAGTAAGTCTGAGCGCGACAGAATATTCTCAGCGTTTCAAAAAACAAAAGACCCCAAGGTTTTAGTGGCACAACCCGCTGCTATGTCCCACGGCCTAACCTTAACCGCGGCCAGTACCATTGTGTGGTACAGCTGCATTACGTCCAACGAAACATTTGAACAAGCCAACGGTCGTATAAACCGCCCCGGCCAAAAGATGAACAACTTTATAATACTACTAGAAGGCACACCTGTAGAAGCGCGTATATATAAACGGCTGCGTAAAAAGCAGAAGATGCAGGGTGCCTTGTTAGACGAAGTAAAAGCGCATAGAGCGCCGCTACTCGCTTAACCCCGACAACATACTAACCACCTAAAAGGAGAGCGACGATGGCTAAAGTAGCAGAACTGGACGACGTGTCTTTACTGAAAATATTTATAGGGTTGCGGGACAAACGGTCTAGGCGCAAAGCTGCGTACGACGCTGACGATGTCGGCGATAAGCACAAGCAGAATAAGATAGAGACTGAGTTCTTACGACGGTTTAACGAGCGCGGCATAGACAACGTATCATCCCGCGAATTTGGTACTGCTTACAGGGCAACACGTTCATCAGCCACAGTAGCAGATTGGGAGGCCGTGCTTAACCACGTTAAAGAACACGATGCGTGGGAACTGTTAGAGCGCCGCGTAAGCAAAGGTGCTATTCAGCAGTACCGTGACGTTCACGACGACTTACCCCCCGGCGTCAGCTGGAGCGAAGCCCAAGTTATAAACTTTAGGCGTAAATAATGTTTCCCGTAGAAAACTTGCCCGTGGAGGCAGTTATAGTGTCTGCCCGGTGCAGCATACGCACATACTACAACAACGACACGCGGGTATGCCACTCTTACGATGGCGTAGCTCCCGCTTCTACAAGTATCACGCCCCAAGCTAAGAAATGTGCTGTTTGTTTTAACAACCAGTGGGGCTCAAGAATTACACCCAACGGCAAACGTGGAAAAAGCTGTTCAGAGCACACCGATTTAACTCTGCGGCAGCTAGACGACCCTGACAACGCCATGTCGTTGCGTGTACCATCTGCGTCTCTTAAAGCGTTCCGCGTATTTAAGGAGCAGATTACTAGCAGAGGTGAACAGCTAAATCGTGTGGTCACAAAGATCGACACCACACAAGACCAGCGAAGCACCCTGTTGTTTAGGATCATCCGTTTTTTGGATGATGACGACCTAGACATACTGAGCCAACCGCCCAAGCAAGAAGTATCAATGTTTGCTATAACGGACGGTTACACACAATAAAAAATATGGAGGCCAACATGGCTGGAGAGAACTCACCTAGCGACAACCGATATTACATCAAAGGCGTCGAAGCGTTATACCCTAGAATTAATCAACCGTACCGGTTTGATAGAGAGAAGGGCAAAAAGGGGCTGACCGTCCCGTGCAACGCATCGGACGACCAAGCCGCATACGAAATGTCTGTTCGTATGTCGAAAGAAAAAGCAGTGCCTTTGTACAAGGCTATGAAAGAAGAGTACGCACGACGCGGGATGGCTGGCTGGCCTGCTATGCCTAAGTACAGCGAGGTCTTTGAAATTGACAGCGACGGCATGTTCATCGCCAAAACAAAACTGAAAGCCATGTACGACAACAAGGCAGTTAATCCCCCAATTCAGTTTGACTCCATGAATGTGACTTTCCCAGACGACTTTATGCTCACTAACGGCTCTATAGTGACCGTCATGGTCCAATTGGTTCCCTACTCAATGGCGACTAGTGGGGTCTCTCTGCGTCTTCGTCAAGTACAGGTAAATAAGCTAGAAGTGATGAAAGATCGTTCAGCATTTGATGTGTTCGAGGGCGGCTACACCCAGTCCGAAGGGTTCGGCTTCGCGTCGGCGGATGAGGAAGACGCCGGTGCGGCACCAGCGGTTGCGGTAGAGTTTGACGCACCTAAGCCACAGCCTGTACCCGTTGATGACAACGACATCGACGATGCGTTAGAAAACCTAGATTTCGACGACTGATCACTCTCTGTCAGGAAGTCGAAAGGGCGACCGGATTAATGAGTCACTCCGGTCGCTCACTTTTTAACAGTCTAACCAGAGGGTAAGCTATGAACCTACATGACTTTATGCGTTTCGTGCTACCCGCCACGGGTAACGTGGTTTTGGGTATGCCCGAACCGTTGTCGAATGGCGGAACTTGGTTTAAGCACCGGAAGTTTAAGGACGTCGATGCGGCATCGACCGCAGCACTAGCTTTTGACGCAGACGGGAACACCGTATATTTCGCAGTGAACTCGTTTAACGACTTCTACACAGACGACAAAGGCAAAACAGTTATACGCAAGCAGGGTAACGTCTGTGCGAGCCGAGCTATATTTGACGACTACGACGTAAAACCGGGGAAAGAAAACCATTACCAGTCTAAGGGCGAAGCACTACAAGACATCGTCAAACTGGCTAAAGCACTTCGCTTGTCTCCGTCTGTTGTCGACAGTGGCGGAGGGTACCACGTGTACTTTCACCTCGAAGACGATATTGACGAAGACACGTGGAAAGAGCTGTCAAACCTAAAGCGGGACGTGACGACTCATCTAGCCCTGATGGTCGACAGAGTTGTAGATTGTGATAGTGCCCGAGTTCTCCGCCCTGTGGGAGTGCACAACCGCAAGTACGATACTCCCGTGCCTGTTACTCTCCGTAAATTAGGTAAGCGGTATTCGACCGCAACCCTACGGGACACGTTCACTAAATTTATTACCGACCACAACGTATCCCCCGCATTTCGTGCCGCCAGTAGTAAATCAGAAAGTTCTTTTAGCGCTATAGCGGGTGCGTACCCTCCGTCCGATGCCAACAAAGTGGCTGACCATTGTGCAGCGGTACGAGATTTTAGGGACACGAAAGGCAACATCGAAGAACCCCACTGGCATAGAGCTATTGGCGTGGTTAAATTCTGCGAAGATGGCGACAAGATTATCCACGAGTGGAGCAGCGGACACGTCGACTACTCGGAGTTCGATACGCAGCAAAAGATCGACCACTGGGACTACGGGTCTACGTCTTGTGTGGAAATGGACAAACACATTAGCTGCATGGAAGCCTGTCCTGTATCCGACAAGTGCAAGTTCCCTATCCACCTTGGATATTCAGAAGAGGCTACATCTGTTGCCGCAGCGATCGTTGTCGACGACACGCAGCCAGTAGCTCCGACACCGGCAGGGACAGTTGTCGCAGGTCAGACAATACCCCACTGGCCCGCAGGGTTTAGGTGGAACGGCGGTTCGTTGGGCCGCTCGTATACAAAAGACGGTGTTGTAGATTGGCGCTCTTTCTGCCGCACGTGTATCTACCCACTTAACCGCATCCGAAACACGGAAGGAGAGTGGATAGTCCACTGGCGGGCCTTAGAAAAGAACGGCGACTGGCGTGAGTTCTTCATGCCTATGAACGAACTGGCTTCAACGGATCAGATGGCCAAGACGCTAGCATCCCACGAAGTGTTCCTGCACCCAACCAGAACCGCGAGGACCGATATGG